CACCCGGCGACGTACAGACAATTGTGTACGACCCCATAACAGGGAAGGCATACCCGAATCCATCAGAGGCTCGTGGAGCGGGGATTATGAATTTCACCTACAACGTGCCATCAGGAATGAATATAGATTGGTCATGGTGGGATAAGTTCAAGCAACCAGCAACCACAACTCCGGCACCCGTTCCGATAACGGTAGCGCCTCAAGAGATTGCTTATACAGACCCGACTACGAATCCACCGGGTGATGATGGCGGACAAACGCAAGCCCCAACGCAAGCCCCAACGCAAGCCCCAACGCAAGCCCCAACGCAAGCCCCAACTCAGGCCCCAACTCAGGCCCCAACTCAGGCTCCAACGACAACTCCAGTTCGAACAACAAGGGCTCCAACAACTACTCCAGCACCAACTACGCCAGCACCAACAACAAGGCGAGACTCAGAAGGGCGGCAAGATGACCGCGACATCCGAGACGGGCGCAACACTTGGCAAGGCGAAGGGGATTATGGAGATAACACCTCGCCGGAAGAGCAAGGAGGGGATCAAGGTAATAACGGCGGTGGAGGTGGCAGTAATGCTGGTGGAGGCAATCGAGGGGAGCGTGAAGAAAGGGGTGGTTGGTGAATCATAGTGATTTCATCGAACAGGCCCAAAATTATCTCCCCACAGCCTCTCTAGAACAGGCTGGTACGTTCTATAAGAACTTATTAGAAAAAAATTACGATAAATGGCTGATTAAAGAATTAGCAAAAGTAGACCGCTGGTTTCTTCTCGTAGTTCTTCTTAACCGTAAGGATGCGGTTCATCCTTGGTTATATGACCGATGCAGGGAAGTTGAGAAGACTCCAGACGGTGTACTTGATTTGTGGGCTCGTGGTCATTACAAGTCCACGTTAATAACTTATGCGGGTGCGATCCAAGAAATCCTAAGAGACCCAAACATTACGATAGGGATATTCTCCCACACGAGACCTATCGCAAAGGGGTTCCTAAAACAAATAAAAAGAGAGTTTGAGGTCAATGAATTTCTTAGGGACCTATATTCCGACATTTGCTACGCGAATCCAAGACAGGATTCCCCTCAATGGAGTGAGGACGCTGGGATCATTGTTAAACGTAAATCGAATCCCAAAGAAGCAACTGTTGAAGCATGGGGTCTTGTAGATGGTCAGCCAATATCCCGCCATTATGATCTTAGAATCTATGATGACGTTGTTACCAGAGATTCCGTTAACACGCCTGACCAGATTTCGAAAACAACAGAGGCTCTCGATCTCAGCCAGAACTTGGCTGGTGGTCAAAACCGCGAGTGGTACATTGGTACTCGCTACCATTACGCGGATACTTATAGAGAGATTATAGATCGAGGGACAGAGACTCGAATCTATCCAGCGACAGATACCGGAACGCCAGACGGCAATCCGATTCTATTATCAACGGACGAATGGGATAAGAAAAAGACATCGATGGGCCAGTATGTTCTGGCTTGCCAGATGTTACAGAACCCGATAGCAGGTTCAGAGCAGGTATTTGATCCAGAGTGGATCAGGCGTATAGAGATACGCCCCAGAGTTCTGAATATATACATCCTCTGCGACCCGGCTCATTCCAAAAAGCAAACATCCGATAGAACGGCAATAGCTGTTATCGGGATAGATTCTCAATTCAACAAGTACCTACTCGATGGGTTATGCCACCGCCTTAACCTGAAAGAGAGGTGGCAAGCGTTATCCAGAATACGAAAGAAATGGATAAAGCAGCCCGGAACAATGACCGTGAAGGTTGGATACGAAAGGTACGGTAAGGATTCTGATATTGAGCATTTCAGGGAAATGATGAGGATAGAGAACAACCACTTCCCCATCGAAGAACTAGCTTGGCCAAGAGAAGGGCCGGGTTCTAAACGGGATCGCGTACAACGACTTCAGCCCGACTTTGAGAACTGGCGCTTCTTCTTGGCCCCTTCTTCCGACTCGATGACATCGAGGCAAAAAAAGGCGTTTGAACTTGGAGATGCATCTCTGATCGTGCGCCCCATAAGACAGAAAGATGAGAATGGTCGCATATACGACTTAACGCAGAGGATGATTGATAACGAATACAACCTATTCCCTGCGGTTCACGTCGATATGCTTGATGCTATGTCGAGAATTTACGACATAGAAGCATCGCCACCTCAATTTGTTTTTCCAGAAGACTTGGAACCAGAAGCACTTCCAGCCTACTGATAGAAAGGAAACATAATGATTATTGATGAAGGGATTGTAGACCCAAATAAAATTGCTGTGATGTTTCTTTCTCATTTTATTGATGCGTCCGAAGATGAATTAAATGAAATGGAGATAACCGTTGCGCTCAGTGGATTGCTTGACCAGATAGTTAAGGAAGCAGTGGGCCTAGTTAATAAAAATCAACCGAAGGTGGTACTCCATTGAGTCAGAAATTCGCTAGTCCAAAAGAGAGAAGATATAACTGGAGAGATTTAGTAGAGAAGGTTGCTGGTCCTGAACAACCAGTTCCAGTTTACGTCTTCCCGCAAACGACGCTGTATGAAAACCCCAAAAGGCCATATGGCCCAAAAAAGATGAGGTAGTTATGTTTAACAAACTGAAAGAAAAGGTAATGAAGAAGCCGATAATTTTTGGCGCTATTGCTGTAATTGTTGTTATTGCTATCTATGTTCAATTCTTTGGTAGCGCACCTGTCGTATCGTAATGAAAGTTATTGTCGATGAACATAAGCGCGGGATGGCTAAAGAGGCAACGATTACCAGCATGGTAAAGAATGTTGCGGATACTCTGGATAAGCACTACCCCGGTCACCTATGGATGGTAGGCCCAAGTAATGATTATTCAATGTTAGCAATATGGAACGAGGACCTCTCAACACGTTACGGAATGTGGATCAGAGTTAATGATATTGACCCTGAATACAGAAACATTATGCGGTGGGCTGGAGAATTGCTCGAAAGAGCTAAAGTTTCCCGTGGCGCGTTCAAGGAAGATGAAATGAATAATCTCCAAAGAGATAGCCGGGGCGAGGCTAAATTTGACGCATGAATGAAAACGAAGTCCCCTTGAATGACGGGTTTGATGACGAGAAGTCTCCTTGGCTAACTCTAGCTAGGGAAGCATACGATTCTTCGACATCATATCTAGACGCGAACTACAGACGCCAATGGGAAAGGAATCTTTCACTATTCCAATCCCAGCATCCCTCTGGCTCTAAGTATGGCACTCCATCGTACCAGCATAGATCGCGTTTATTTAGACCTAAAACAAGGTCAGCAATACGAACAAACGAGGCTGCTGTTGCAGCCGCTTTCTTTTCTACAGAAGATGTTGTGTCTGTTTACCCTGAAAACGATTCAGACGACGAGCAAAGGGCTTCGGCAACACTGCTGAAGCACCTGCTTCAGTACAGGCTTACAAAAACTATACCGTGGTTCCAAACCCTAATAGCAGCTTATCAGGAGTCTATGGTGTTTGGTTCTGTTATAGCCCACCAGTATTGGGAATATAGAGAAAAAAGAACCAAGTCCACCGAACCAATTTTAGATGATGCTGGCGAACCCATCCTGAATGAAGATGGTTCTGAAGCGGTAACTGAAACAGATAACGTTGAGATTCTTACCGACAGGCCAAATATTCGCTTGATTGCATCGGAAAACTTCAGGATAGACCCCGCTGCTGATTGGAATGACCCTATAGATTCTTCTCCTTTTGTCATTGAAGTTATACCGATGTATTTACAAGATGTGATCGAAAGGATGTCGGATGTTGACCCAAAGACAGGAGAGCCTAAATGGAAACGCCTCTCGATGACGGAACTCTTGCAGTCTTCGCGTCGTGCAGAATTTGATTCTACTCGTCAAACAAGGCAGGGGAAAAGACAAGACCCATTATCCGACAGGCAAGAAATCGTCACCGACTATGACACCATATTTATACACAAAAATATAATTCATAGGAAAGGGAAAGATTGGATGTTTTATACGGCGGGGATCAATCATATGTTGACTGCCCCTATCCCCCTGTCTGAAGTGTATCCACACCTGAGAGAGGGCGAGAGACCTTACGTCATAGGTGGCTCCACGATAGAAGCGCACAAAATATATCCAGCTTCCATTGTCGAGATGACGCAAGATTTGCAGACAGCAGCAAATGATATGTCTAACCAAAGGACTGACAATGTTCAGTTGGTTCTAAACAAGCGTTACCACATACGGCGTAGTTCAAACATAGATATCAATGCCCTGAAGAGAAGCGTACCGGGCGGTTCTGTGATGATGGACGACCCAATGACGGACGTGAACGTTGTTTCTACGCCAGATATCACCGCTTCAGCTTACGAGGAGCAAGATAGATTAAACGTAGAC